GCCCCATGCGAATTAATCAAGCTATCATTTCGGCTGCTATGGGTAGATGATTACCAATTGGTATAATTCATGCAAAGGTATACAATACGGGAATCTATCAGGGGTAATCCATGTCGGAAGCAGAAAAACCAAATTATCGACGGGCGCTAAACCAGATCGGAAATACTGATCCGGTCAAGTCATACGATTATCCAATTCAAGCTCCAAAGCTTGCTCCTGGCGTTGTTCCATCGGGTGTTACTGCCCCAGTCATGGCTTCGGATAGCTTCCCGGCATACGTCACCGCTGATATGCAATACCCGGGAGGCGGTTTTCCTGGTTACCCCTATCTTTCTCAGCTGGCAACCCGTGCGGAATATCGCGCCTTTGCGTCTGCCCTTTCTACCGAGCTGACCCGAGAATGGATTGAGTTCACGAGCAAGGAAGACAGCGGCAACGAGACAAGCGATAAAATCAAAGCTATCGATGAAGAGTTCAATCGGCTCAATGTACGCGATGTCATCCGCAAGGCGGCCGAGCAAGACTGTTATTTTGGCCGCGCGCAGATATTCTATGAGATATCTGGTGCCGATCGGGCGACTCCGTTGATACTTGACCCACGAACCGTGCCCAAAGGCAGTTTTAAACGCATGACGACGGTCGAATCGATATGGACGACCCCCAGCGCATACAATGCACTCGATCCGGTGGCTCCTGACTTCTATCGCCCGACCGAGTGGTACATGATCGGCCAAAAGGTTCACGCATCACGAATGGCGACGGTTATCACGCGAGAACTGCCCGACATTCTCAAGCCAGCATTCAATTTTTCCGGCATGTCGCTTTCACAACTTGCCGAGCCATACGTGGACAACTGGCTGAGAACGCGCCAAAGTGTGGCCGATCTTGTCAATAACTTTTCCATGACCACGATCAGCACAGCCATGGATCAGCTATTGCAAGGCGACGCAGATCTAAAAGCGCGCGTTGATTTGTTCCAAGCATACAAGAGCAACAAGGGGCTGATGCTGCTTGACAAAGAGCGTGAGGAAATGGGGCAGATTAATACCCCGTTAGGCGGCCTTAGCGAACTTCAAGCGCAAAGCCAAGAGCATATGTGCTCAGTAAGCAGAACGCCTGCCATTGTCCTGACCGGCATCAGTCCAAGCGGCTTAAACGCCACCAGTGAAGGCGAGATACGGGTTTTCAATGACTGGATCGCCGCACAGCAAGAAGCTTATTGGCGCGCGCCAATTCGGGATGCCTTGATTCTGGTGCAGTTGAGCCTATTCGGGGTGGTTGATCCTAATATTGGGTTCAAGTTTAATCCGCTGACCCGCATGACGCCCGTCGAGATTGCAGACATCCGCAGCAAAGATGCCATATCTGACGGTGCATATCTTGATCGCGGCGTGGTTGATCCAAGCGAGGTACGCAAGAAGCTTGCCGACGATCCCGATAGTGGCTTTCAAGGGCTTGATGCTGATGCGGTGATTGCATTACCGGAAGAAACCCCAGGCGAGGGTGAGAACGTCGATGCGCCCTAAAACAGCCAGAGCCACCCACGCCAATCGAGGTGTTGAAGCCGCATATAGAAAGCGTATACAATCGCTGATTGATGAAATGCATAACTCCATCCAGTACTGGCTGAAGGCCGCATATCGCAAAACACCCCCGCGCATGGCAAAGCTCGTCGACCAAGCGCAAGATGCCGCACCGGTAGAGTCAATTCTTCAACAACTAAACGAACTGTCTGAAAAATGGATCAATCGGTTTGATGATGAATCAAATGGCATTGCTGATTTGTATTTGAAGAAGATGTTTTCGACGAGTGAAAAGTCATTCACCAATGCACTAAAAGACGCCGGGTGGGCTGTTGAATTCAAGATGACACCCGTTATGAGCGATGCGTTTCAAGCGTCACTGGCTGAAAATGTCGGTCTTATCAAGTCGATACCCGAAGAGCATCTGCAACAAGTCCAGGGGATTGTGACGCGTTCATATTCTTCCGGTCGTGATCTGGAATCAATGGTTAAGGATTTGAAGGATCTTTATCCAGAGGCATCACGCCGCGCTGTATTGATTGCACGCGATCAATCGAACAAGGCAAATGCGGTAGTTAATCGGGCTAGATCATTGGAGCTTGGCATAACTGAAGCAATCTGGATGCACTCAGGCGGCGGCAAAGAGCCAAGGCCGGATCATGTAGCAGCTAATGGAGAGCGGTACAATATCGCCGAAGGTTGTTTGATTTCTGGCGAGCACATTCAGCCAGGTGAAGAAATAAATTGCCGATGCGTCTCGCGCCCAGTGCTTCCATTTTGAGGATTTGAGAAATGACTGATACGCAAAAAATGCTTGATGATGGAACGGTCGCTCAAGGGGGCGTTATTCTTACGGGTGATGCGTCTATCGCTGATCCAGTTCCGGTGATGCAACAGAGCATGATCGGTAATATCAAGCATCCATACCCAAATAGCATTCGCGGATTCATTTTCGGCAAGAGCGTCAATGTGGATAACGCAAGGGTAGATTTATGGCAGGGGCCGACCGCGCAGTACGTTTTCCCGTTAGTGCCGCAGCAGATGCAAATTGTATCAACCAGCGCAAATGACACGTCAAACGGATCAGGCGCGCAGTATGTAATGATTCATTATCTGGATGATAAATATGACTCACAAACGGAAGTCATTGCATTATCAGGATTGACCCCAGCCTTAACGGTCGCTACAAACATTCTCCGGATTAACGGGATGCATGTAACAAAAGTTGGCACCGTGAATGGAAGTTCAGCCGGGAATATTTCACTGCAAGACACTGGCGGAACGATCACTTACTCCTATCTTCCTGCCGGAGAAAATTTAGCAAGAAATGGGGTTTACACGGTTCCCAATGGATATACCGGGTACATAAATCATTGGCAAATGTCCAGTGGCACCGCATCTGGCAGTCATTTTTGCCAAGTGTCCTTGCGGGCAACATGTCATGATTCTATTCCATATCCGGGCGTTTTCATGACTCAAGATGAGCAAGGAAGCCTAAATAACGGAAGCATCATTGCACTTCCAACCCCGATACCAATTCCGGCAGCAGCCGATGTAAAGCTAAGCGCGATAAGCGATGCGGCTGGCGCTAATGCCACGGTGATGGGTTCAATCATGGGTTGGTTCGAGAAGAATTGAATTGTGAATTGAATAAAAAAAAAATGATTGGTATCATGACCCCAAATATCCTATAGGCTGAAAGAGTATTTATGCCAATTCGCTCGTGCACAATGCCAGACGGTTCGAGTGGTTTCCAATGGGGAGATCATGGAAAGTGCTATGCAGATAAAGCCGACGCAGAAAAACAAGCCGAAGCCGCGCACGCCAATGGATATGCTGGCGATAAATCCATGATGGCAACCATTCGCCTAGCCTTTGATCTAAAAAGCGCGCGATATTATGACGATGATGGCCGCTTACATGTCACAAGTTCCCATATCTCCAAAGCAGTCGTAAACCCCTATTACGGTTACGAGATTCCAGGCTGGGAAGATTTGGGGCTGGAAAAAGACAAGGTATATCGCCTGTTGCGTGATCCAGTAGAGCTTGAGCGAGGCGCTCCGACATTTGCCCGACTCAATATTCTATCCGGCCATGATCCGATTACCGTTGATACGCTGGCAAACAATCCAGATCAGCGCAAATTGATCGTCGGCAATATTGGGTCAGATATTCAATTCAAAGACCCGTATCTCAACGCCGATCTTTGCATTTTCGATGCTGCTGCAATCGCTGGCATTGAAACAAACCAAATTCGTGAACTGTCATGCTCGTATCGCTATGTTCCAGTCATGGAGCCGGGTGACTACAAAGGCGAGGCATATGACGGACGAATGACCGATATTCGGGGAAACCATCTTGCTCTAGTCGAGGCCGGTAGAGCGGGATCCGATGTACTTGTGGCCGATAACAATCCTTTCAATTTCAAGGAAACCACCATGAAGATGACCAAACTCGGCAAAGCCCTGTTTGCGACATTGGCGGCTGTATCTCCAGTGCTTGCGGCGGATTCTGCGCTTGCTGCACTGGTGGGCAACGCTAATCGCAAGACTTTTGACAAAGCATCCGCACGCGACAAGTTGATCGCGCTTGATGCGACCCTTAGCCCCCAGCAACTCGACAATGTGATTGATGCACTGCTGGAAGTTGAACAAGATCCAGAGCCGACGCAACCCGCCGAGCCTGTGGCCGCAAGCGCCGAAGATGAATCCCCCGCCGACAAGGTGCGCGCCATGCTGGCCGGAAAGGTCGATGATGCAACCATCGAATCAATTTGCAGCCTGATGGATTCCCCTGCTGCCGCTGAAGATGCAGAAGAGGATGACAACAAGGTGGATAAGAAAGAAATGGAAGCGGCAATGGACAGCCTGCGCGGTCGTTTGCGTGATGCCAACAAAGCATCTTTGGAAGTTCGCCCGGTCGTTGGCGATGTTGCAATGGACTCTGCCGAAGAAATCTACGCCTTTGCACTGGACCATCTGAAGGTCGAGCATAAAGACGTTACCGGCACCCCTGCACTTCGCGCCTTGTATCGCCTGGCCGTCAATAGCGCCAAATCTGCCCCAGTGCCTTCATTGGCTGCTGATTCAGCCGGTCTGGATAAACAATTTCCGCAAGCTGCCCGCTTCGGTCGCGGTTAAGAGGTAACACATCATGGGTTTTCAAACACGAGTTAATTCACAGCAAGCGCCAGCGGTAGCCGGTGACTTTGCTTCATCCAATCCACGGGCAACCGTCATCGCCCCCGAGGCTGGCTTCGTTGCTGGTGATGGTGGCGTTGTTGTCGGCAAGTTCGCATGGGTGGATGCCGATGGCCGTACCGTTCACAGCTATGGTTCCGCCCCAGCCGCTCCCGATGGTTTCGTGCATCGCGAAGAAAATGCACTGATCACGACCTACCTGGGCGAGTCTTCAAACGTCATCCCCGTGGGTTTCCCGGTGATCCTGCATCGTTCAGGTGATTTCTTCGGTTTGGTCGAAGGCTCAACCGCTGCCACCAAGGGTGCTGCTGTCTACGCTGGCTATTCCGATGGGTCTATCAACATTGGTTCGGCTCCGGCTGGCTTCTCGGCAACGGGTTCGATTGGCGCAACCAATACCGCCGCGATTGGTGCAACATTCACAGCTACTGGTTCTGGCACGGCTCTGACCGTTACCGCTGTAACTGGCGTTATCAGCGTAGGCGACGAGATTAGCGGCACTGGCGTTCCTGCTGGAACCACTATCGTATCGCAAACTTCCGGCACAACCGGTGGTGCTGGTGTATATGTAACCAGCGTTGCAACAACCGCATCATCTGCGACTGTAACTGCATTCGGTGTTGTGCTTGTTGTATCGTCTACCACTGGCCTGATCAGCATCGGTGATACGGTAAGTGGCGGCGCAGGCTTCCCAGTTGGCGCAACCATCGTGAATCAAATCAGCGGCACCACTGGCGGCGCTGGTTCGTACACATTGAGCGCCCCAGCAACTGCTTATGTCGCAAGTGCAGCCAGCGTGACAACCTTCGGCGTCGTGCTGAATGTTACCGCCGTTGCTTCTGGAACGATTGCAATTGGTGATCCGGTTACTGGCTCAGGCGTGCCTGCAAATGCGGTCATCGCTTCTCAAGTATCGGGTACAGTTGGCGCAATTGGTGTGTACACAATCAGCGTTGCGGCAACTGCCTATGCGGCATCAACGGCATTAACAGGCGTGGGCGGTGTACTGACTGGGTGGCTTGCTTCGCTTGCCGCCGCAGTTGGTGAACTGACTGCAATTTCTAAGTAAGGAGCACATCATGTCTACAGCTACTCTTCAAGCCCTCGCCGTGCGCGCTGGCATTCATTTCATGGGCGTTAATGCCCAACTACAAGACGTGGGTGCATCGCAATCACTTCGCATCGCCAATGACGGCATGTTCGCCTGTGACGCACAGCCCAGTCTGGTCACGGTAAGCAACGCAGGCATCCCCGCGTTCCTGTCAACCTTCATTGATCCCAAGTTAATCGAGGTTCTGGTTTCACCGATGAAGGCGGCTGAGGTCGTTGGCGATGAAATCAAGAAAGGCGACTGGGTAACTGAAACCGCAATGTTCCCAGTTGTTGAGTCAACCGGCGAGACATCAGCATATGGCGACTACAGTGAAAATGGCGTGGCTGGTGCAAATACCAACTTTCCGAACCGTCAGAGCTTCCACTACCAGGTTATGAGCCAGTGGGGTGAGCGCGAACTTGAGAAAGCCGGTCTTGCAAAGATCGATTGGGCCAACCGTATCAACATCGCTGGCGCTCTGACTCTGAACAAGTACCAAAACAAAACGTACTTCTTCGGCGTTGCTGGTCTGGAAAACTACGGCCTGCTGAATGATCCGACTTTGCTGGCCGCAATCGCACCAACCACCAAGACCGCTGGCGGCACTACATGGGACGTTGCAACCGGCCTCGAAGTTGTTGCCGATATTGCGAAGCTGTTCAAGCAAGCGCAGACCCAGGCTAACGGTTTGATCGATCTGGAAACGCCAATGACCTTGGCAATGTCGCCACTGTCTGAGGCTGTCGGCATGACCAAGCCTAGCGTGTACATGAACACCAACGTGCGCGAATATCTCAAAACGCTGTATCCGAACATGAAGATCAAAACAGCGCCCGAGTATTCAACCGCATCAGGCGAACTGCTGCAACTGATTGTCGACGAGCTCGACGGCCAGCGCACGGCTACCACGGCATTCACCGAGAAAATGCGCGCCCACCCGATCGTCGTAGGCTCTTCCAGCTTCAAGCAGAAGAAGTCGCAAGGCACTTGGGGTACAATCATCTTCCGGCCTTTCCTTATCACCCAGATGATCGGAGTTTAAAAATGGCTCAAATTACAATCGGATGTAAGTTGCCGCATGGCCTAGTGTTGGAGCACCCAACAGCGGCATCGGCAAAGCCAGTGACCATTAACGGCTCAAACAAGGAACTGATCATCGGGTCGGGTTATGGAACAACCCAGGTTGATGCTGAGTTCTGGAAGGCATGGAAAGAGGCGCACAAAGGATTTGCCGCGCTGGTATCTGGCGCGATCTTTGAATCGGGAAATGCCGCGTCAATTTCTTCGGCTGCAAAGGAAGTCGAAAATGAGAAGACCGGCTTTGAACGGATGCCACAGAAGGCCATGGGCATTAAAAAACGGTCTGAGGACTAAGGGTTATGACCGCCGTTGTTTTTAACCCGACGACATTCAAACTCAGATACCCTGAGTTTGCGGCGGTCGCTAATGATTTGCTTGCCTTGTTTTTTGACGAGGCGACGCTTTACATGGACAACTCAGATACGAGCATTGTCCAGGACATCCCACGGCGAACCACGCTGCTAAATATGCTGACGGCACACGTCACAGCATTAAGCGGCGCGACTGCTGCCGATGGACAGCCAAAGCCAGTTGGACGCATTGCATCGGCCGGGGAGGGGTCGGTTTCTGTGAGCTTGGAATACATGACTCCGGGAACTATGGCATGGTTCGTGCAGACACAATACGGCGCGGCATTCTGGCAAGCTACATCATCACTACGCGGGTTTCGGTATTTCCCGAACCCGACGACTTGGTGAGCCATGGCTGAAATCGGATTCTCAGGCGGTGACAAACTGGAAAAATATTTGGCGGATGCTCTGGCGTCCGCTGAATCAGCCAAGCAGCTATCAGTAGGGTTCATGTCTGGCGCGACATATCCAGATGGCACGAAAGTTGCATATGTTGCGGCAATCAACAACTATGGCGCACCGCGTCGAAGCATTCCTCCGCGCCCGTTCTTCTCTGGAATGGTTGAACAAAAATCACCTGGATGGGGTGATCGTCTTGGTAAGGCGCTGGTATATACAGATTTTAACGGGAAGAGATCGCTTGAATTAATCGGGGCAGAAATAGCGGGAGATTTGCAAGAATCAATCATAGAGAATGATATTGAGCTCAGCCCAATCACTGTAATGCTGCGGGGAATGCGATCACAAGGAGTCGAGGTAACGGGTAAGACCGTGGGCGAGGCTGCTAAACGTGTAGCCAATGGCGATGAAAATTATGGCGCATCAACCAAACCGCTCGTGGATACTGGCCATATGCTTAATTCAGTACAATATGACGTTGATGATGAAATTCATGATGCGCCGGAACAAGGCGGCGCTCAATGAACCTGCGTAACATCACATCGGGCGCGCTTTCAAGCATTGTCCCGCAAATATCTGTCACCGTGCTTGTATCGTCTGGCTATACGGTCGCTGCTGATTTTTCTCAGGTTCCGGCATATGCCGCGCCACTGAATACCTTCGGGCGAATTCAGCCATTGACCGCTCAGGATTTAAAGAAACTTGATGGATTGAATATTCAGAGCGTTGTCCAGAAGCTTTATATCAATGGCAATTTTGAAGGCGTCTTTCGCGTGCTGGGCAAAGGTGGCGATCTGGTTCAATTCGGTGGCAGGACTTATTTGGTCGCGGCTGTACTCGAACGATGGGCTGATTGGTGCTCACTCGCATTAACGATGCAGGTTGACTAATGGCCGACATCTTGCCAAGCGTTACAGAAACACAGGCATTTACCGCATTGGGAACGGTTATTCAATCCATTGTTGGGTGCCCCGTTATTCGCGCCCAGATTAACCGAACGGCAATGCCGGTTGGCGATTTTATCGTAATGACTCAAAAATCATTCACACGATTAAGCACTAATGTCGTTAAATCAACGAGCACAACTAAAACAATGATGCAGCCCGTTAAGTGGTCGATCCAGATTGATTGCTATGGAGTATTGGCCGCTGATCGTGCGACAGCTATATCAACGATACTTCGTGATGAGTACTCTGCTGCACAATTCACTGCATTAGGTTATGATATGCAGACATTATATGCAGATGACGCACAGCAGATGCCATTAATCAGCGGAGAAGAGCAATATATCGAGCGTTGGACTTTTAACGCCATCTTGCAATTGAATCCGGTACTGACTGTGGCGCAGCAAACAGCGAATGCATTAACAGTCGGAATTATCAATGTTGAAGCCACCTACCCGGCATAAGAGAGGATCACAATGTCATCAATCCCGGCCAGTAATTACGTCGAAGTCAATCCAGCCGTTATTGGTGCGGGCGGTTCCGCTCTTGACCTGAATGGCATCCTATTAACCGAAGATACATCGATCCCGATTGGAACTGTTCAGCCGTTTTACACTGCTGATTCAGTGACTAGCTGGTTTGGTGCATCATCCGTCGAATCTGCAATGGGTATTTCATACTTCAAGGCAGATGACAACAAGACCAAAACGCCGGGGCTGATGTACCTTGCTCAGTACAATGCCGCCGCTGTTAATGGGTATCTGCGTTCTGGTTCGCTCGCCGCGATCACTCTTACCGAGTTGCAGGCGCTATCCGGCACGCTAACGATCACGTTCGCCGGTACTGCGCTGACATCAAGCACGATCAGCCTAGCGGGTACCACCTCGTTCACTGATGCGGCTACGATCATCCTGGCTGGTTTCACTGCCCCGGCGTTCACCGTAACCTATGACGTGCTTCGGTCCGCTTTCGTGTTCACTGGAACCGGCACTGCTGGAGTCGCTGACACCATCACCTATGCGACTGGCACGCTTGCTGCTGGCTTGCTACTCACCGCGGCAACTGGCGCTGTATTGTCTCAAGGCGCGGCGGCAAATACCCCCGCTGGCATGATGGCGTCTATCATCAATCAAACGCTGAATTGGGCGACATTCACGTCTACGTTTGAGCCGGTTACTGCCGATAAAGAGGCATTCTCTCTGTGGGTTAATTCACAGAATAACCGCTTTGCATATATCGGATGGGATACGTCAGCAACCGGAACGATTGTTCCCGATACCACAAGCTGGATCGCGCTGGTCAAGGCCGCTGGTTATTCCGGCACGATGGGCTTGTATCTGGATTACCTGCACGCCGCGTTTGCCATGGGAGTCATCGCCGCGCTTGACTTTAACCGAGCCAATGGCCGCAAGACCTTGGCTTACAAATACCAGTCTGGGTTGACCGCTTCCGCTTCTGATGTGACCACGGCAAACAACCTTGAAGCCAATGGGTACAACTACATCGGCAACGTGGCCACAGCCAACGACGGCTTTGTTTTTCTGTTTCCCGGCTCAATCACTGGCCCATACAAGTTCGCCGATTCATATGTGAATCAGGTATACCTCAATAGCCAGTTCCAGCTTGCGTTGCTGACTTTGCTGACCTCTGCCGGGTTCATTCCCTACACGTCTGCTGGCTATACCCAAATTCGCCAATCGTGCATGGTGCCCATCAACCAGATGCTCAAATTCGGCGGCATTCAGCCTGGCGTAACTCTTTCGGCGGCTCAGGCTAGCGAAGTTAACACACAGGCCGGGGTTGATATTGCCACCACGCTTGGTCAGATTGGCTGGTACTTGCAGATTCAGGATGCTACGGCACAGGTTCGCGGCGTCCGTGGCTCGCCGCCTATGACATTCTGGTACATGGACGGTGGATCAGTTCAACGAATCAATCTCGCGTCGATCGCGGTCCTTTAAGGAGCAATGAATAATGTCCACACTCAGTAATTCAAACAGCGTTCTAATGCTTCAAGTGACGGGTCTATTTCCCGTGCCTATCGAGATTCAAGGATTTTCCGTGGACGATATGTTTACGGTTCCCGATGTAGTATCGGGTGAGTTCATGATGGGCGTGGATGGCAAGCTGTCTTATGGTTATGTACCCTATGAGGTCCCTCTAGAATTGACACTCCAGGCCGATTCTGAATCTAATTTGATCTTTGATACATTGATCGGCGCCGAATCAATTTCAAAAGACAAATACCGCATTGACTTCACAATTCTGGTTCAGGGCACGTCAACGCTGTATGTGTTCACCAACGGCGCATTGGGTACGCATAGCCCAATCCCGGCAGGCAAGAAAGTATTGCAGCCGCGCAAATTCTCTATGACTTACGAGTCAATCAAAGCGATGCCGGTGTAATTATGGCGCGTAAAACAGCAACAGTTATCATTGATGGAAAGGGGCGAGACAAAGGCAAAGTGTTTTTGCTGACTGAAATGTCAGCAGATGCCACAGAGCAGTGGGCCATTCAAGCATTTCTTGCCCTCTTGAATACCGGCGTCGAACTGCCCGACGGAATGGGCATGGATAACATGAGCATGGAGGTGATCGCTCGGCTTGGTCTTAAGGCCCTTGGCGGATTGCCATTCGATGCTGCCAAGCCATTGCTAGACCAGATGTGGGAATGCGTTCAGATTATCCCCGATCCTAAAAAGCCGAATGTAATGCGTCATCTTATCCCGGAAGATATTGAGGAGGCGTCCACAAAGTTTCAACTGAGAAAGGAAATATTCTCACTGCACACGGATTTTTTTACCGCAGGCGCGGAGTAGATTACGGGCCTCCGCCCATTCCTAACTCGCGCCTATTGGAATATACCAATATCCCAAGAACGATAGGGCTGGTAATTTCTCATAAAATGGCGACCCTCCATGAGCTACAGACGGTTTATGGATTAGAAGACGTGTACAATATGATTGAGATCATAATGATCGACAATTATAATGAGCGCGAAACCAGCAAAAAAAACGGGGGGTGATTAATGGCAACTGTTATCGACTCCCTACTCGTCACACTAGGGCTTGACGCCACCAAATTCAAAACTGGCGCGGTCGAAGTCGGCAACGCGCAAGAAAATCTAGCCAATCAAAATCGCGTTGATGCAAAAGAGCGGCAAGAGATCGACAAAAAGCGCGATGTCGAGCAGCGCAAGCATGCGAAATCATTAAACGAGCAAGCCAAGAGCAACGAAGAGTCTTTGCGCAAGGTTGGCTATCAGGCGCTCAAGATAGCCACGCTATTCACCGGTGGACTGGGTATGCTGGCATTCGCACGCAATACCCTAATCACCGGCGCGAACTTGTCGCGTATGTCGGCTAATCTTGACATGTCGGCTAAAGAGATCAGCGGATGGGGCACTGCTGCCCGTAATGCTGGCTTTTCAGTCGATGGAATGAAAGACAGCCTGAAGAATGCCAATAGTCAATTGGGTTCATTCAAGTCTGGTTTAGGCTCAAGTCTGGTTCAGGGATATTTGGCCCTTGGCGGCTCTGTATCCGGCGGTCAGCTTAATAGCGCAGAGTCGTTCAAGCTGGCGCAGGCAAACCTATTAAAGACGATGGTATCGAAAGAGGGAGAGCCGATGGCCCTCGCTCAGGCCCAGCACTGGATGGGCATGTCATCTGAAGAGTTCAACTTCCTAAAGCAGGGGTCTGCTGTCGTTAAGTCCCAGGTGGACAGCCAAGCTAAGCTATCCGGCATCACGCAGAAATCAGCCGAACAGATGGCGAAGATGAACGCGCAACTCGGCACTCTCAAGGATCAATTTCAAGGGGTCGGAACTGAGATTCTGGTGTCGTTGATTCCGGCAATGGAAGGGCTGCTGAAATACCTGAAGCAGGTTGGAAAGTGGCTCAATGATCATAAAGAGGATATAGCAAGATTTTCCGGAGACATGTCTAATTGGCGCGACTTGCTGATTGCGATTATCGCCCTAAAGTCAGCATCAATGTTTTTTGGAATTGCTCGCGGGATAGCTGCCATTGGCGCGGCGGCTATTGCATCCGGCGGATCTCTTGGCGGTCTGCTTGCATCGCTAGGAAAAGGCGCGCCTATGCTCTATATGCTCTATAAAATGACCGTGGGCGCTGACACAGCGGGTCCAGTTACGGATAATGACCAGGATTTTCCAACGCCCACCAAGTCAGGTGCTGGGTCAACCCCAGCAGGCCACGCGATGGCGCGCGCAATCCGCAATAACAACCCAGGAAATCTTAACTTTGCGGGACAGTCTGGCGCATCTCTTGAAACAGGCGTATCCAGCCCACGCTTTGCAAAATTCAAGACGCGATCGGCGGGGTTGGCTGCATTGGCTCGTCAATTATCAATTTATCGGATGCGCGGTAAAGACACAATTGAGAGCATAATTCGCACGTATGCCCCATCTAGCGAAAACGACACCAATTCATACATCGCTTATTTATCGAAATACATGGGCGTATCTCCATCCGCTCGATTGGATCTGAAAAACCCAGCTACCATGTCAAAGCTTATGGCTGGCATTGCTAGCAGGGAGGGCGGCGGTTCATTCTCTAATGCCGAACTGATGGGGGCGGCGCGAACTGGATTGGGGCAAACAGGCGTAATGCTTCCCCCGTCATCAATGGTTGGCGCTCAATCCAGCCACGGGGTCAGCAATAGCAGCAATGCATTCTTTGGTAAGAGCTACGGCGCAATGAGCACTTCAGATGTAAAGATTGGCCAAATCTCCATCGTGACCCAGGCGAACAACGCGGACGGTATCGCTCGGGACATTGCCCCATCCATTCATAAGCATCTATCTGTGCCTCAAGCAAACTCGGGGCTTAACTAATGGCTATCATCGCTGGTGTTCCGGCGTTAAAGGTTCCATTTACAGCGTCTATTCTGTCCGCTGGCGCAATTCTTGCCGCTGACTTTATCACGAGTTATTTTCAGCAGAAATGGGGAATTTATGACTCAGGTGGGAATCTAGTTTTAGAACCAGACTCTTTTGTTGGCATAGATTATGCTAACAATTGGCGGATTAGTGATTATCCGGTTGAGCAAGGATCATTTGGAAGCCTTAACAAGGTATCAACACCGTATAGCTCCACGGTATCAATGTCCAAGGGGGGCACGGAGTCAGACCGTACAGCGTTCCTTAGCACGCTGGATACTATTGCTGATGGGCTGACACTTTACACGATAACGACGCCTGAAAAGAGCTATATCAATGCCACCATCGAGCGGTATGACTACGAGCGTCGTGTCCATCGTGGTGCTGGCATGATATTTGCACATATTAGGCTGAAAGAGGTTCGGCAGAGCGCGACGGTGCAATACACCAACACTCGATCAGGCTCTCAGATTCAATCGACCGTAACGGGTGCAGCCAAGACAAACGCGATTACATCAACGGGGGTTGCGTCAACTAGCGCCACGGCATCCCCTAGCGCGCAGGCAACGACGAATATCGGTCAGGTTGCGCCAGTCGCCGCCAGTTCAACAGTGGAAAATCAAGCGGCTTCCGTATCATGACCGTGCAAACCATCCCCATTAATGCCGAACCATCACAAACCATGTCTGTAACCCTTGGCGGGCAAAATTGCAAGATAAGTATTTATCTTCTCGGGTCATTGCTGTATATGGATATGTTTGTCAATAGCATACCGATATTCACTGGCGTTATTTGCCGCGATAGAAACCTAATGGTTCGTGACCAATATCTTGGATTTGTTGGAGACTTGGCCTTTATCGACACAATGGGGGCGAGTGATCCGGTTTATACGGGGCTTGGCGACCAATACAAATTGGTCTACATAACATGAGCTTCGTTCGCCGCGTAATTGAAATAACAATCACATTGGGAGAGGGCAAATTCGGAGATACCCCTGGGAATCGCGTAACCCTAAAGGGACACCGATGTCAGGTAGATATTGTATCGAATGGTGGATTATCGCAAGGTATGATGCAGGCCCGTATATATGGACTGCCATTAAGCATGATTAACCAATTGACAACCATCGGGCCAATCATGACCCAGATGAGAAGCGCGAACACGATCCAAATTGACGCAGGTAACGAAGGCGAAACGCTAACGACCGTGTACATAGGAAATATAAACACGTCATGGGGTGACTTCCAAGCAGTTCCAGATGTGGCACTGAATGTTATCGCATATTCCGCACTCGACGCAGCTATAAAACCATACAATCCGACTAGCTATTCTGGTGGCGTCGATGTATCAATCATCATGAAGTCATTGGCTGATGCAATGGGGTATTCCTTTGAAGATAACAATGTTCATGTGATAATTGATAATCCATATTATGGCGGAACAGTTTTAGATCAGATTAAATCCGTATCCACTGCTGCCGGGATCAATTTCGATATATCAAATAATAAGCTGTCAATATGGACAAGATTTGGTTATAGGGATGGTGCTATACCTACTGTATCCCCTGAGTCTGGTCTTGTCGGCTATCCGGTATTTTCATCGCAGGGAGTAATGCTGCAAACTGAGTTTATGCCATCAATCGTTATGGGGGGTCAAGTAACCCTAAAGGATAGCCAAATTACCATGGCTAATGGCACATGGCGTATATATCAAGTTAGCCATAGTATATCAGCCGAGCTTCCGGGCGGTCCGTGGTTTACTCACATGACGGGGTGGAATCGTGTCTGAGCAAAGCGGATATCAGGGCTTTCAAACTCCATCGGACACCTCTGGCGAATTTAATGCGCTGTCGTTTATCGTCCGGCAAATATTGAGCAAGGCTAATACAGCAACACTTGTTCGTGTCGTTTCATGCACCAATTCAGGCGCAGTATCGCCGGTGGGCTATGTGAATGTGCAGCCGCTAGTAAATCAAATTGATGGACTTGGAAATGCAGTTCCTCACGGAATTATAAATAATCTGCCATACTTGCGGATTCAGGGAGGCACGAATGCAGTAATCATGGACCCATCTGCAAATGATATTGGGATAGCAATATTCGCCGATCGTGATATTTCGGCGGTTAAAGCGTCAAAGGCGGCATCAAATCCTGGGTCATTGCGCCGGTTTGATTATGCTGATGGGCTTTATGTTGGCGGAGTTTTGAACGGATCACCTGTTCAGTATTTGCAGTTTAGCTCATCTGGAATAAATGTAACATCACCGACTGCTGTGGAAATAAATGCGCCATCAGCAGTTGTTAACGCAGACACGGCAGCAGTCAATGCGACTGCATCAGCAAGTGTAACGGCTCCAGCAATCAACCTTGGGGCAAGCGGTCAGGGTCTACAAGAGATGATGACCGCAGCCGCTGTGTCCGTGTTTAATAACCATGTTCATACAGACCCGCAGGGAGGCGTCACTAGCGTGCCGACATCCACCATGGGTGCTAGTGAACTAACAACCACTTTGAAGGCTGGATAATGAACACATTATTACTCGACCCGGAAACTTGGGATTTGGTCATTGATGCGGCAGGGAATATCGCAATGGCAACACAGCCATATTCAATCGCGCAGGATGTGGCGAGCGCATGCCGTTTATTCAGCGGTGAATTATGGTACGATACTGCAAAAGGCGTGCCATATTTTGAACAGATTCTCGGAGAAAATCCGCCGCTGTCCTTGATCAAGGCGGAGATCGTTAAGGCGGCGCTAACTGTTCCTAATGTTGTATCGGCTCAGTGCTTTATTTCTGCATTCGATGGTCGATCAATAAAGGGGCAGGTGCAGGTAGTTGATACGTTCGGAACCCAGACAGTGGTGAGCATTTAATGACAAGCGCCGTACCTACGATTCAGTTTACCCAAACAGGTATTGTTGTACCGACTGAAGCCGAGGTTCTGGCCGGTGTTCAGGTAGACATAAATGCCGCCTTTGGTGGCGGACTAAATCCGGCACTCGAGACGCCACAGGGACAGTTGGCATCATCTTTAGCGGCAATTATATCTGATAAGAATGCACAGATTGCGGAAGTAACCAATCAAGCAAATCCAGATTATGCGGACGGGCGATGGCAGGACGCATTAGGTAAAATATATTTCATGTCGCGCATTTCTTCCGCTGGAACGGTGGTGTCTGCGACGGTAGTTGGCAGAAATGGAACCGTTATACCAGTCGGCGCACAAGCTCAAAACTCGTCCACGGGCGACATTTACCTTTGCACATCTGGTGTGACTATCGGCATAAGTGGAACGGCCACCGCGCAGTTCACAAGCATAACTCCGGGGCCGGTTGCGTGTGCTGCAGGCGCGCTTGATCGAATCTATCAGCTAATTCCCGGGTGGGATACGATCACCAATGCATCTGCTGGGATTATTGGCAGGAATACAGAAACTCGCCA